CTGTAGGAGGCTTTAATATTGGATGATCGCTAAACTCAATCATTCCGGGAAAAAATCATTTAAGTCCTTCATGGCTGAAGCATTAACCAATGCTAAAAAACAAGACATTTGATCTTCTAAGTCAGGATCAAATCCCCGACTAAAGGTGTCATACTCAAAGCCATTCTTCCCCATAGAGGCTACCAAAAACACCTCCCATTCTGGGTTTATGGTATCCAATGATTTCTCAACTAGCTGAATGTTTCTGTTCATTATAAAATCCTGTTTATGTCATGCCTTATTGGCTTAGAAGTAAAAGGTTTTGTTTCAATTGGAAACATCTCATGCTCTAGCCTATGGCAGTTGGCACATAACAAATCACACTTCTCTAGCTCTCTTAAAAAAACATTTTTACTGCTTACCGCTTTTCTAAAATTCTCAGATATTTTAAATCTTTTAATACCCCTAGCATGGTGACAATCAAACTGAATGGGCCTACCCTCAAATCCACACCTAGAGCATTTCCACTTCCCAAAATGGGTTTTAATTAACTTATTTCTTTGGGTTCTTGCTATACTATTAATGCATTTTCTGCATCTAGGTTTATACCTTTTCTTGCCCCCTTGTCGGCCGTTGCTGTGAAACTCCTTAAACAACAGGTATTTGCCACAGTTTTTACACTTCTTGGTCATTGAAATTAAGAATCATTATTAATAACCACCTCTGCTTTCTTCATATTGGCTATACGCTCCCTAGCAGCCTTAACCGTAGCTTCATAGTCCTCTTGGCTTACCACCTTACGCTCCTCTACAATCGTACTAGCTTCTCCCCTGAATGTGTTACTACCCTTTTCCGCTTTCTCCAACGCAACCGCTAATGGCAACAAGTCTTTGAAACTAGCTTTTATTTCACCAGACTCCATTCTCTCTCTTAGCTTTTCTATCAAATCCTCCTCTAACGAGGATAGTTCTAAGAATGCCCGTCCCCTTATCTTGCTACCCAACTGTTTCCACTTGCCCGTAAAGTCGGCATAGTCCAACAAAACGTTTACAATTGTTTCACGCTTGAGCCCATACTTGGTTCTCATTTTGGTCTGAGTCACCCCAGTAGCGTGTAAGTACAATATCTCCGCAACCTTTTCGGGGTTACTCTTAGACAATATGCTATTGTTCTTAGGATTGTGTTCTTGGATCTCTAAAATTCCCTCCCGAATAGAGTCTATGAGTTCCTCCTTAGCATCCATTTGCCCATCCACCTACGCTATAAGCCCTTATCCGTCAATATTTTTTAGAGGGCTAGTAGATGATATATATATATAGTAGTCCCGCCCCCGCGACCCCCGCCTCCTTCGGTGCCGGTCGGCAGCCCTACGCGTAACACGCACGATACACGTAGCCTCAGCACCGGGTTGTGCGTACGCCTGGCGCGCGCCTAGGCTACGCGTACTCATCCTTTTTCTTTGGTCGATGGGCAAAACATCCTAGGCGGGCCATTGCTAGGCCCAAATCAACTTTTTTACCCGTAGGGTAATTGCTCGAGATTAAACTTTTTTCTTGCAAATCTTTTTCTGCAGTTACAAATTGTTTGGATGGATAAAACAAAAAGCAAGAAACCGTCAGTTGTTAAAACATCTGACACAATAATCAAAAACAACTTGGAACGGTGGTTCAATAGTGCCACCAAAGAAGAGATTGTAAAAGGTCTTGCGTGGTATGATGAGGCCACCAAAGAAGCGGATGCCATTGGTATTGCTGTCAGGAGTCTACAGGATGCGCTAGGCGTGGAGACTGGAGACCAAGCTTCCTGTTATTTCGGGATGGATAGGGGATACGAGGCAATCGATTTGTTTGCCCAGTATATCGAGAGCGAGCTAACCCTCGAGGAGGAGGGCGACCAATAATGCAAGCAATAATCATGATGCTGCCAGTTTTCTTCCTTCTCTACATTCTTTGGAGATGGGTAGAAATTGGGAACAGACAACTAGAAAAGGAACGAAAAGATGGACGCAGAGATAATTAGATTTATAGCGGGGGCCGTTGTATTGGTCTCACTCTTAGCAATCAAAATGAAAGAAAGGATAAACCAATGAGAAAAGAAATTGAAGGGATAGGCAACGCTCTTGAGAGTCACCAAACATTTCTTGAGCGCTATTGCTCAAAGGAACTTTATAAAACACTCACTGAGGTTGTGGAGTTTATTAAATGCCAAGCTAAGAAAGGGGGAGCGGAATGACTGCTTGGCTCCTCTTTCTAAAGGCCCTTGCTCTAGTTGAGAGTGGGGGCAACCCCGAAGCCATTGGTGACGGGGGCGATAGTTGGGGCAAGTACCAATTGCAAGCTGCCTATGTTCAGGACGCTAGCGAGTGGGGGCTAGCTAACGGGGTGATTGAAAAGCCCTTTGTACATGAAGACGCCTTCAACCCGGAACGGGCCGAGCTTATCATTCAATGTTATATGGGAAGATATGCAACCCCTAAGAGACTAGGAAGGCAACCAACAATTGAAGACTGGACTAGGATTCATAACGGGGGGCCGAGCGGTCACCGGAAACTAGGGGCAACGCAACCGCATTGGAACAAAGTGGAAAAAGAACTTGCAAAGCTAGGGTTTTTTAACTCTATTAATAACTGAACCGGGCAACAAGCCCACTAATGAAAGGAAAAAGATACTATGAGTAATGAAAAAGAATGCACACAAGATCGCATAGAAGAAGCCTTGAAGATGATCGGGGGTGCTCGAGAGGATGTTAAAAAATACTGGCATGGTAATAAACACGCCCGTGAATCCGTCGATGAACAGTTATCGATAGCAGAGTCGCGGATCGACATCCTCACAAACCTGATCAACCTTCGGGTGATTAGGGCCAAGTATGAAGGCCGCCTGGCCGGACTGGAACGAGGGCGTCAAATTTACAATGATGTCTACGGCTCCACTTACGGCTTCACCAAAGATCAACTCCAAGCTGGGGAGGGCAACCTGTCGCTATGAGGGATTTTAAGATAGAAGGGCTGAAGGTGTCCATTGACTCGGACGGCTACGTCCAGTCTGTCATTGAAGACGGGGAAGAAAAAATAAAAACCCTCAGTCACTCTGAAATCTGTGACCTCAAAGGTCTTGCCAAACAACAGGCACAGGAAGACCACGATGAGGAGCTAACAGTGCCTGAATGGCAAGATTATAACGGCTGCTAAATGTCGTTTGAACTGGAACGGAGGGCTTGGGCTATCCCCTTGCCCTCAGCAGAAAAGCTTGTCCTTCTGTGCTTGGCTCACCACGCAAACCCAGACAATGGCCTGTGCTACCCTTCCACTTCAAAGATAGGGAAAGACACAGGGCTTCACCCGAAAAGCGTTTCTAGGGTGCTTACAAGGCTTCAGAAACGCAAGCTAGTTACAATCAAGAGAAGGATGGACAACTCCAACCTGTTCACCGTCACATTACCGGGGGGTGGTAACGCTAAGTCACCCTATCCTAGTATTATATTACCAAGAGAAAGTTATAGTCTGTTAGAGTAACCAAGAGTTACTTACTGACTAGGAATTTACCAATAATGAAAATTAAAATTGAATATGTTCCCAGCTATCCCGAGGTGGTAGCCGAGGAACCAACGCCGTTTGAAACGGCCAACATATCCTCAATAAAAGAACGTTTGAACGTTCTTCTTGGTAGTTTATCTGACCAAGAAAAGAAGGCCCTTGTTCTAAGGGCGGAAGGTCTAACCTACCATGAGATGGGGAAAGAAATGGGTGTTTCTAAAGCTCGTGCTGACCAAGTTTATCAGAAGGCTTTACGACGGGCAAAATCTCCTGCCAACATCTGTTGTTTTTTGGAGTGCATGAAATCTTTTTGCCAACGTTCGGGCAACCCTGTCCCAGATCACAGCTTATTACACCAGATAATGCTTCAACCTGGAGAATTGAAAAGAAAGAGGGAGGCTGAACGTAAAGCGGAACCACTCTGGCTTAGGTATCAAAGTACATACAACAGGAAGGTTTTGGAACAATCTCGGATCAAGAATCGGAAAAGGAGGGAGAAAGAAGAGGAGCAGGCTAAGAAAGAGAGGAAGAGGCAGGCATGGATTGATGCTCAAGCTCGGAAAAAAAAGGCCGCCCAAACGGAAGCCAAACAAAAGGCCGAAAAGATACGGTACATGGAAAGGATGCTGTTGAAGGCAAAGCAAGAGAGGGAAGCGGTCATGTTTGAGAAGCAGTTTAAGAAACATATTTTACCAGAGATAACGAAGATGGCACACCAGCTTCATAAATTGGCCGATGAAACTGAATCAATTGTTTTTGGTGGGGCAACGCTGCACGAGAACAAGAGTTCCAAAGAATTTAGAGTTGTTTTCAAAAGAAATGAAGTATGAACCAACAGAAAGTATGAAGCGTAAAATTGAGGCTGTGTTCACCGCAGTTTCCGATTGGTACGGCATACCACTGGACCAAATATTAAGCAGAAGGAGGGATGCACACACCGCAGAAGCACGGTTTGTTGCAATCCACCTAGCCGGCAAAATTCCAATGGCTTCATGGCCCACCATTGCTTGGTATGCAAACAGACATCACTTGTCCTGCATCTACGCAAACAAGCAGGTGATGGAGTGGAAAGATACAGACTCTCAGTTTGCACAGAGACTTGCCGGAGCGACAGAATCCGTCGATCCATTAATAAAAATCACCGATAAACCTAAAAAAGTATGACAGAAAACAGAAAAACTAAACAGCAGTTGACAGAAAACAATCC